ATACTTTGCTGATTTCACGTATTACCGCAGTACTGGAGAGTTTGTAGTGGAGGATGTGAAATCAGTAGCGACAAGAAAATTAGCGAGTTATCGCAACAAGAAACACTTGATGAAAACAGTGCACAACATAGACGTAAGAGAAGTTTGAGGGCAGAGCATGAATGCAGCAGTTAAAGCAGAAGTAATGGATTGGTCTAAATACAACATTGATGGATGGCTGGAGCAGTTTGGGGCTTGGTGTGAAACTGTTCGCATGAAAGGTGGTAGCTTACCAGATGGGCTGCATGTGAATCAGATCCATTGGTTAATTCAAGAAGCAGATAAAACGCCTCGTAACAGTAAATCATACATTACATGTGAAATTAGTAATTTTGAGGCTGACCATATTCAGGATTTATTACGCGGAATTTTTAAGTCCGATGATGTGGATTATCAGGCTAAATATGCTGTGATGTGCTTAGTAAAAAACAAGGTAGAAAACCGAAGCTTAAGCGCCGTAGCAAATCTTACAAATCAATCAAAAGGTCAAGTGAATATCATGGTTGGATGTGCTAGGTTCTTTCTTGCTGGAAAATTTAACTTTCTAAAAATGGTGTGATTATGAGAAAAGCAGAATGTGTGTATGCATCAACAATGGAAGAACTTATCCAAACTTTAAATAGTTGGTTTGCCCTTCTGGATAAAGATATGGAAGGGTTCAATTTAATTTCTGTGAGTCATAGCCACCCAACCGAGAAGCACCCAAAATATTCAGCATTAATTGTTTACGAGTTGAAGCCTTGACCGTTTAAACGCGATATGGCATATTTCTGCTATAGTGGACGAAGTTATAGTAATTCGCTATATATTCAAAAGCTCATCAAACTGATGGGCTTTTTGCATTCTGAAATATAAAATTTCTATGAATATGTATTTTATATGCATTTGGGTATTGCAATCAGTTTAGATTTTCTGCAAAATTCGCGTCAGATTTAGTAGATAGTTCCCTGACTAATCTTTTAGATTTTAATAGCCTACAATATAATTTGTGGGCTTTTTTTATGCCTTGGGAAATGTTTTTGTGTAAGCAATATCAGGGCACTATGGCGGCACTTTTATTCGTAGTGGTTTAAATTGAATGCCGCCACCTAATTTTCGAAGCTCGGTCAAATGATCGGGCTTTTTTGTTGCTTGATTAGTCAGGAAGAAATCTTGCTTAGTTCGACATAATGTTTGACAAAAATCGAATGAATCAAAAAGCAAGATATTGAAATAAATAAAATTTGTTCTGACATTTTTATTGACAGATTTGCTTGATCAAAAAGAGAAGCAAACTTGCTTGTTCCCAAGATTAAGTGAAAAAGGAGAAACAAATGCTCCGATTTTTAATGTGTTTATTTGGCTTGCACGGTGCGACTGAAATTGATTACACGGTTGATGACGAAGAAGTCAAAGTGTGTCGAGAATGTTTGAAAGAAGTTAAAGATTAGCCGAACGTATTACGGCATATAAGACCCCGCTCAATATGCATTATTGGCGGGGTTTTTCTTTTCTTATTGGTGGTGGCTATGTGGCAATTCTTACTTGGCTTTATCGTGGCTTGGGTTGTTTGCGGTTGGTATACACATATCTACGTAGCGAATGAATGTGAGCGTTTGGGTGGATTCTTTGTTGGATCTAAAACCTACAAATGCATCGAAGTAAAAAAACTAGATGAAGAAGAACAAGATTGGTGAAGGATGTGATTTATGAATCGAAAACAGAAAAAAATCAAACAGCGAATTGCCAGAGAGCATACCAAGAAGCAAGCAAAAGTGGATTTAACACCACACGAAAAGCATAGCACTCAAACTTGGAGTGATACCCAAGAGTGGCTTGAGCGTGAAATAGAATCACAATTTGAACCATCAAAAAATACAGGTAAGTGGTGCCTATCGATTGTTGTGCTTTGTATGCTGACTACTTGGCTTATTTTTAAAAATTAATAGGTGATTCCATGACAGACAAAGTACAAGCGAAACAAGACTTAGGATTTTGCAGTGCCGAGCTGTCTAAGTATCAAAACTTAAGTCGTTCGGGTTTGACTCGTAATGAGTTGTTAGCGATTGATGGCATCATGATTAAGCTGAAAGAGCGGATTAAGAATTTAAGGTCAGTGTTGCTATGAAAAGACCAATGCCGCCTGACAGCTTATTGGATATCGATCCTTTAGATCCAATGGGGTTTGAGCCTGCACCAGAGTTAAAGCAATGGATCCTTGAAACATTCATTGATGACGCTGGTGAATTATACAATCCAGAACATTCACATATTTCCCCATGGGATGATGATTTATTCAAAGTGCTTTGGGCTTCATCTGCATTTAAAAAAGCTGACCAGGTGGTGTTAGGACAGACGGAAAAGTTTGCCCCAATGGCGGGTGGATGGCGTAAGGCTCGACAAGAAAAACAAATGATCGATTGGTTTGGTTGTATTCCAAAGTTTCTAATCACTATTGATGCGTGGTTTGCTAGCAAGGCGAGCGATGTTGATTTTTGCGCTCTAATTGAACATGAGCTTTATCATCTTGGTGCCAAGCGTGATGAGGATGGGAATTACCTGATAAGCCCTTCGACTGGTGAATACAAATACTATTTACGCGGCCATGATGTTGAAGAATTTTATGGTGTGGTCCAGCGTTACGGTGCATCCGAATCGGTCCAGAAAATGGTGGAGCTTGCTAATGAAGGCCCAACAATATCTCGGGCTAATATTGCTCATGCATGTGGTACGTGTTTATTGAAGTTGGCTTAAATTTTTTTTGCCTATCTTGTTATACGTAGTTATACAAAGAGGTGGTTATGGCAGCCTTAAAAGAGCCTGTAAAAATATTTATAGTTCAAGCTCTTGCATGCCGTGACACCCCCCAAGAAGTTGCGGAGCTTGTTAAACAAGAATTTAAGATAAATATTGAGCGTTCACATATTGCCGCATACGACCCAACAAAAATATCCGGAAGAAACCTATCAAAGAAATTTGTTGATCTTTTTAATGAAACTCGTGAAAAGTTCGATGCAGGGTTAATTGACATTCCAATTGCTCAGAAGTTTTATCGAATGCGTCAATATCAAAAGCATCTTGAGAAAAATTCCAGAAATGTAGTGATGTCACTCAATATTATGAAGCAGGCAGCACAAGACTTGGGTGGGCAGTTTACTAATCGTCAAGAAATCACTGGCAAAGATGGCAAGCCAATCGAGACTGTAAACTCTAGCATATCAACAGAAAGCTACCTTAAAGCAAGGGAGCAGGTTTTAGATGAGTATTGATCCAGCACGTGAACTTGCGATTCAAATCGAAGCCCAAGAAGACTTGTACTTCTTTTCACGATATATGTTCAAAGAGCGCCGTAAATATAAGTGGATGCATAACTGGCACCATCGAGTCGTTTGTGATGCTCTTATGAGGGTATTTCGTGGTGAGACAAAACGATTAATCATCAACATACCGCCACGTTACTCTAAGACTGAATTGGCTGTAATTAATTTTATGGCTTGGTGTTTTGGCAAAGTGCCCGATTGTGAATTTATTCATATCAGCTACTCAGCAACTTTGGCAGCAAACAATGCATTCCAGACCCGTAACTTGGTCCAAGAAACAGCTTTTAAGCGAGTTTTTCCAGACTTTGAGCTTAGAGATGACAGTAAAGCTAAGGATGACTGGAGAACTGTAGCTGGTGGTGTCTGCTATGCACAAGGGACAGGCGGTACAATTACGGGTTTTGGTGCTGGGAAGATTCGAAAAGAGTTTGGTGGTGCGATTATCATCGATGACCCGCACAAAGCCAGTGAAGCAAGCTCAGATACGATTCGAGGCAACGTGATTGAATGGTTTCAAAATACATTAGAGTCCCGAACCAACTCACCAGATACGCCAATCATTGTGATTATGCAGCGGTTGCATGAGCAGGACTTAGCGGGTTGGTTGCTTGATGGCGGTAACGGTGAGGAGTGGGAGCATTTATGCTTACCTGCAATTCAGCCTGATGGTTCAGCACTATGGCCTGAAAAGCATAGCATTGAACGATTAAAGGTCATGGAGGATGCAGCCCCCTATGTGTTCTCAGGTCAGTATAGACAACTACCTTCACCGCCAGCAGGCGGTTTTTTTAAGCCTGATCGAA